GATATATGGATAGAGATGAACAAGAACTTTTTAAACCTAATTGGGAAAAAAAATTAGATTGGAAACTGTTAGAAGCTAAAGCAAACTTATTAAATGTAAAAGATAAAATAGGAAACTTTAGAAAAAAGATACTAGGCTTTAACAAAGGTGGTCTTGTTGACGCTGATCGTGACACAATAGGTGTAAATTTTATAATGGGAATATAACATGGCTAAAGATACTCAAGATCAACAAATGGAATTAATGCTACAAGAGGGTGGCATGAAAGACGATGGTATGGATCGTGATCCTGTTAGTGGAAATGATGTTCCACCAGGCTCTTTAGCTAGTGAAGTTAGAGATGATATACCAGCTCAATTAAGTGAAGGTGAGTATGTTATTCCAGCAGATGTTGTTCAATTTTTTGGATTAAAGTTTTTTGAAGATCTTATTGCAGAAGCAAAACGTGGTCTAGAAGACATGAACAATAGAGGAAGAATAGGTGGACAACCTGTTCCTGATACACAACAAGCATCTATGCCCATGCAACAAGCTCCTGAAGGTTTTCCATTTAACTTAGAAGAATTACAAACTACAGAACCCATGCAAGCAAACAAAGGTGGTTTAGTTAGAGGATTTGCACCAGGTGGAGCAACAGGAATATCTGGACAAGTAGTTACTCCTACTTTAGATAATACTGCTAGTGAAAAGTATTTTGGAAGTTCTGTAGCAGGAGCTAGATTAATAAGATTTGTTGCTGAAGGATGTAAACAAAAAACTGTGCTTGCTCAAGCAGATAGAGTTCCTATTGCAAGCGGAGCATATGAAGGTGGTTATGTTGATATTACTAGTGATGCAGGCTTAGACTTAGTATCTAAATGTAGTGAGATTAATTTAAATAGTGCAGAAGAACAAAATGTAATAGATAGAATAGGACAAGATGAGTATACAAATTGGAAAAATGGACAAACTAGAACAGGGGATGATGAACCTCAAGAAGAACAACAGCCTAGTACACCATCAGGTGATGATGATGATGGTAAAGAAGTTGATCCAAAAGACTTTATTCAAAACTATGATATAATGCAATTGCAAGCATATGCTGATGATATTTCTGATTACTATGGTGATACAGGAGAGAAAGATTCATTTTTTCAAAGATTAATAAAAGGAGTTACTAATCCAATTGTAAAATTAAATCATAAACATATTGTTGCAAGATCATCAGAGATATTAATGAATGGTGGATATACAGATGCCAAAACAGGAGAATTTAGGCAAGTAAATACAGATAGAGATGAAAATGGAAATTATATAAATCCAGAAGCAATAGCTTTAAGCAATATTTTAAGAGCTAATCCTGGTGGTTTTAAAGAAGGTGAAAGATATAAAGTTGGTGGAGTAATTTATGAGTACAAAAATGGAAAGCACGTAATCTACGATCCTAAAAAGAAAATTGCATCTACAATTACAAATACAGGAGCTATAAGACCTTCAGATGCGTCTGGTGATCCTTCTGAAGAAGGGGGAACAGGGGCTGGTGATTACATAGATTTATCATTTAATACATTAGACAATACATACAATATATCAAATCCAGGATTTATGACAGCATCTCTTGATCCTACACAAGATCTTAAATCACAATACGATAATTACGTATTAGATAGTCAAGCAGGCACTACAGACATGACTACAAGAGCAGAGATGGAAAGAGGAACGCAAGGTAAGAGATCAGGTGGCGATGAACCTACAGGTGATTCAGGAAGTTATTTAACAGATAATTTTGGCAGAGATAGAGATGATGATGATGATGATAATTTTCCTAGCACACCATCACCTTCAATAGCTCAAGACTCTGCAAAGAGTATAATGAATACAGATGGCTCTGTTACACAAAAAGTTTATGAGCAACAAGAAGATAAAGCACAAGAAGATCTTTCTAAAGCCTATGGTGGTGGAGATGGCAATATGGCATCAGGAAAGTTTGGATCAATTTATAGTGAAGGTGGAATGCCTACTAAGAAAACAATAGTTAAAAAAAGAGCTAAAAGAAAAACAGCCACAAAGAAGAAGTAACCAATATAGCTACTCTAATATATAGACCCTATAGGAGGAAATAATGCCAGAATTAGCAGAAGTAGAAAAACCAAAAGTTGCAGGATATGTAAATCCTAGACCAAAAAATAAAAACAAGGAAAGGATTGAAGAAGCTGAAAAAGAATTGGAACAACTGTCTTCTCAAGCACAAGGAGATGGGGTTTCAGAAACAACTGAAAAGGTCACGAGTTCAGAAGTTCCTGAAACTGACAGCAAAGATGAGAACCTTAGTAAAGAGGAACAAACATTTAAAAAGCGATATGGAGATCTACGAAGACATCTAGCTGACAAAGAGAAAAGTTGGACAGATAGAATCGAAAAACTTGAAAAACAATTAGATCTAGCAACTAAGAATGAATTAGTCTTACCTAAATCGGAAAATGAAATTGATGCATGGACAAAAAAATATCCTGATGTTGCAGGTATTGTTGAAACTATTGCAAGTAAGAAAGCAAAAGAAGCATCACAAGATTTAGATAAAAGAGTCAAAGAAATAGAAGGAATGAGAGAATCAGCTAGAGTTGAAAAAGCAGAAGCTGAATTACTAGCACTTCATCCTGACTTTGCAGAGATTAGAGAACAAGATGAATTTCACGATTGGGCAGAAAAACAACCTAAGTGGATTCAAGATGCTTTATACGAAAATTCAACAGATGCAAAAGCAGCATCTAGAGTAATTGATTTGTATAAAGCAGATAAAGGAATATCAACAAAATCAAATGTTGATTTGTCAGCAGCTAAGGCTGTTACACCAAGAAGAGGAAGATCGACACCTCAAGCCGATGCAACTGCATCCTACCTTAAAGAGTCGGTAGTAAACAAAATGTCTACACGAGAGTATGAAAAGAACCAAGATAAAATCATGGAAGCAATTCGTACAGGAAAGTTTGTGTATGACATATCAGGTGGTGCAAGATAACCACTTAATAGTAATACAAAAGACGAACCACTCATACAATTAAGCCAATACATGTATTCACCTTAAAAGTATGACCTCTCTTTGAGTGTTAGCTATTCTAGAGCCAAATATAAGGAGATGTGATATGGCTTTTCCAAAAGAAGCTGGTCATGGTAATTTACCTAATGGTAATTTTTCTGCGATCATTTACTCCAAACAAGTACAGCTTGCGTTTCGTAAGTCTACTGTAGTTGGAGATATCACTAATTCTGATTATTTCGGGGAAATTGCTAATCAAGGGGATACAGTAAAGATTATCAAAGAACCAGAAATTTCGGTTAGTGAATATAAGCGTGGCACACAAGTGTCAGCACAAGACCTAGACGATGAGGACTTCAGCCTTGTTATCGACAAAGCAAACTACTATGCTTTCAAGATGGATGACATTGAAGAAGCTCATAGTCATGTAAACTTTATGCAACTCGCAACTGACAGAGCTGCATATAGACTATCTGATAACTATGACCAAGAAGTATTGGCATATATGTCAGGCTACTCACAGCCATCCAAACATGCTGTTGGTAATGCTGTGAACTCAGTCGTTAATGGAACAAAGGCTGTTGCAACCGCTGGTAATGATGAACTTCTTACTTCTATGAAGTTAAGAAAAGATTCATTTAGTGCAATCACTACAGGTGGTGCAGCTGATCATTCTATTCCATTAGCAAATGTCTTGCCAGGTCAAGCAAGTGCAATTACCGCAACTGTGACACCTATGCAAGTCATTAATAGAATGTCAAGACTTTTGAATCAACAGCAAGTTGATAGTCAAGGTCGTTGGCTAGTCGTTGATCCAATTTTTATGGAACTACTACAGGATGAAAATTCAAAGCTAATTAATGCTGATTATTCTGAAGCAGGTCTTAAAAATGGACTTACTATAAACAATCTAGGTGGATTCAGAGTACACGTTTCAAGCAACTTACCAGCAGTAGGTGGTGGAGCAGGTACATCTGGTGACGGAAACCAAAACACAGATTTTGGTGTGATTGTTGCAGGACATGATTCTGCTGTTGCTACTGCTGAACAAATCAGCAAGACAGAAACTTATCGTGATCCTGACTCATTTGCAGACATTGTAAGAGGTATGCACCTCTACGGCCGTAAGATATTACGTCC